GATAAACCAGTAATTCAACACAGTTATTATGTTCGGCATATTTTAGTTGTGCATAACTACCGACAATTTTTTGTAATCTTTTATAATGTGTGTTATTGTTTATTTTTCTTGGGATCGCATTTAAATTACTTAATACATTATTTAATGTATTGGTATCAATATGGTTTATTTCTATCAATTTCTGTTTATCCTTATTTATTAAAATTCTTTTTTTAGATAAATTACTTAAACCAGTTAAGGATAATATGTATTTAACTCTATGGTATGGTAGAGTAGAATTACTTTTTGAGCAATTACCGTGCATACTAAGAATGCAAACATAATTTTTATTATTTACAAATACTGTTTGCATAATACTCTTTAGATCTGTTGTTCTTGGTAATAGATTTAATTTAGTTAATTCAAACAAGACGTTTTTAATATCTTGAATTAAATCAACATTTTCTTTATAATCAATTTTTTGATTGATTATTTTTTCTTTATTATCAAATAACTCAAGCGTATAATCTTGAATTGTTTGTTTAAATTCAATTGAATTAATTAATTCAATTGTTTGTTTGTTGTTGGTTGTTGGTTGTGCTTTTGGTTGTGTGTTTGTTTGTTTCATATTTTATTTCACCTACCTGTTTGCTATATGCAAACTTATATGTAAATAAATTAGTATGTTTATATAGTTATGGGTAATAAATGTATACGAATATATATATAATTAAGGTTTATGCTTAACAATAAAATACAATAAATCAAACAAAAACCAACAATAAATAAATAGACGATCAATATTGTTATAACTAATTAAAACATACCCAAATCTTAATTTTTTGTGTGTTTCAGGATCCTAGCTAAGTCATAAAAAAATTCCCTAACGAAATACGAAATTTGCCTTCCCTTGCCCCCAAAATGCCCAAAAAAGCCCACAAACACCGAAAGCTTTATATACTACCTATATGGTTCATAATACGTATATTAATATGAGGATATACAAATAGTATCCCCTTAATGTAGGAGCGACATGCAACGTCGGGTAAGGGCGGGTAATACTTTTAGAGTGTAACATATGACTAAGAAAAGTAAAATAGACAAATGGGATTTGAAAAATGAAGTCCTTTATTTGCATAAAAACGGCAAGAGTAATGAAGCTATAGCGGAAACAATTTCAAATAAGTATTCTGATATACCAGAACTTGAAGAAATAAGTGCGATGTCAGTAAACAGGTTCTTAAATTCATGCAATGAAAAAGAACTTGAAATGAAAATAGAAGAAGTCAAAGATCCTGCTAAAGTAATGGAACAGGAATTTAATTTAAAAATGAGATCTTCCATTCAAGATGCTGAAGAAGCTAGAATTACTATAGACCACTATATGTCTCAGCTCAGACATGATAAACTTGGAGTTGATGAGCTCGCTAAAATAATAAGTTCTTGGCAAAAGATTAATGACCAGTATCGTAAGAATCTAGTCTCTTTACGAGAATTCACTGAGAACAAAATTGTTCGACCAACTCAAAATATAATTTATAAAAAAGAAATTAATATAAAAAATTTGCTTGTTGGGATATCTAGAGATTTATGTCCTGAATGTAGAAAAAGAGTTAGTGAACGTGTTAAAGAATTAAAGGAGGAAAAAATATATGATTGATAAAGTACCATGGTATCAGCCTGGACCAAAATTCGAGATCTCAGATGCACTAAAAGAATTTCTATTAATGATTGTATTAACTTTTATACTAGGCGGATTAACTTCTGTAATTACTCTAATTGAATCAGTACCTGAAATAATACCACCTCAATACGTAGCATACAGCGGTTTATTCTTAGCAATCCTTCATACAATATATAATATAGTGAAGAACTATAAAAATGGATTGTAATTCAGATCTTATTATATAAGTATGTACGACATGTGTAATATAGCAGGACAGGAAAAATTATGCTAGATTTCTTAAAAAAAGAAGATATTGGAATCAAAATCCTTATTGGGATTGGTGTTTTATGGGTTCTAAAAGAACTTATGGGACTAGGTTTCAATTTCGGATTTAGTTTCTAAATTAATATAATATAGTTTATATTAAATAAAATGTTTTAATGTTTCTTTCTTTAATATATATATGACCGATAATTTCTTGGATATACTGGAATATACGACAAGCTGCAAAAAGTTCATAGAAGATGTACTTGGACTACAGGTAATGCCATTTCATGAAGAATGGATAGGATTATTTGAAAATAATAATTTTGTTTGTTTGTTAGCTCCTAGAGGACATGGTAAATCTACTATTGTAGAGTCATATATTATATGGAAGATATTAATAGATCCTAATATTAGAATACTCATAACAACTGTTAACCAAAACAAAGCTGAAGAAATGATGGCATTCATACGACATCATTTGGAATTTAATGAAAAGATCTTAGATTTGTTTGGTGAACAAAAGTCTCCACTTTGGTCTCGTAATAAGTTACGAGTAAAGAATCGTGGAGGAGGAGTAATTCATAAGGAACCTACATTGCAGGTTCTGGGAGTCACATCTTCACAAATATCATCTCATTATGATATAATCATACTAGATGATGTGTGTGATAGAAATAATATATCTACTGCTCACAGGCGTAGACAATTAAAGCAATGGTATGATACTGAAATCTTAGAGATGCTTGAGCCATTAGGTAAAATATTTAATATTCAAACTCGATGGCATGAAGATGATATGCATAACTATTTATCTAATAAAACTAGTTATGTAAGCAAGAGATATCAAGCAATCGTTGATGAAAAAAATGAAATAGCACTTTGGCCTGAAAGATTTACTTACGATGACTTAATAAATTTACGTGATGACCAAATAGGTAGTGTTGCATTTTCTATGCAATATCAAAATGAAATAAGACAAACTGAGGATTCGCCTATAAAATCAGAATGGGTTGAGGATGCACTTAATAGTTGGGATCCCTTTAAAATACCTACGGATGGGAAAAGGTTTATTGGGGTGGACTTAGCTTCTAAGAGTAGTGAAGGAGATTATTTTTCGTGTATAGTAGTATCAAAGGATGCACAAGGAAACTATTATGTCTTGGATTGCATAAGAGATAAAGTTTCAATGGCAACTCAACTTGATATAATACAGTCACTAAACATAAAACACAATCCTTTGCTCATAGGAATCGAATCTAATGCAACTCAAAGAATAATAACTGATGATTGGTTGGACAATACTAATCTTCCCATATTACAATTAAAATCTTCCTGGATTAATGATAAATGGTCTAGGGTTCAAAAATTAGCAGTTTTACTTGAGACTCATAGGATGTTTATTGATCCTAAATTAGATATACTCGTAGATGAAATGATAAGTTTTCCACGAGGAATGAATGATGATACATTGGATAGTTTATGTTTTGCTATTCAGTCATCTGAATCTTTGGAAGAAAAGAGAACTGTAAACTGGGATGATGTAGTTAAGGTAGTAAAAGCGAAGCGAATGAAACCTTATGTACACAAGATTTAGAGGATTTTTATGGCAGAAGATATAGATTTGGTTTATATAGGAAACAAACCTCTTGGTAGTTATTTAACCGCATGTCTTTGGGCAATAAACAAAGTTGGATCAGTGACACTACTTGGACGAGGGTCCCACATAAAAGCTACTGTAGATGTTGCAGAAATATTAAAACGACAAATAGAAAATTTTACTGAAACAATAAAAATAAATAGTGAATCATTTGAAGGAAGAAATATTTCTACTATAGAAATTAATATAGTTAAAAAGATTAAAAAGGATTAATAAAATGGGATTATTCGATTTTATAAAAAAGAAACCACAAATACGTTATTTGGATGATGATGGGAGACCATTAACAGTAGTTAGAGCTGGAGGTGGCGGAGGAATTGATTTTGGAGAACAAACTAGATCTCCAGAAAGAATGGCTACGTTTTGGAGATATTATGAAGGAGATGGGTCTATATGGGCTGCAGTAAATTCAATTGCATTTAATACTGTGATGGTAGGATATGATATTGAATCTGATAATGTTAAAGCTCGTAATTTAATTGATGAATGGTGTAAAAAAGCTAATTTGGAAGAACATTTATTAAATAGTGTTATATATGCATTAGTAATGGGAGATGCGTTTCTTGAAATTATATATAATCGAAAAGGAGAGATCACAAATTTAAAAGAAGTTGATCCCAAAACAATTGATGTTGAAATAGATGACTATGGTATTGTACAGGGATATAAACAACGAGTGGGGTTTTCTGATGATGATGCAATAAAATTAGACAAAGAACGCATATGCCATATAAAATTATTTTCAAATCCAGAACATCCATATGGAATATCTTTGATACAACCTAATGAAGGTGCAATTATACGAATGTTACGAAGTGATGTTGGCATATCAAATGCTATACAACGTCATGGAACTACTAAAACTGTTTTTACTGTAGGAAGCAAAGAAGATGGCCAAATACCACCACCTGAAGTCTTAGATGCAATCGAAGCAGAAGTAGAAGAAATAGATGAAAAAAATGAATTCATTGTTCCTTGGAATGTAAAAGTAGATACTATAGATAATACTGGAATCCAAGGAGTAGATAAATATTATAATTATTTTCAGACCAAAGTGATAATTGGGATGTTGTGTCCTGAAGAAGCTCTTGGTTTAGGTACAGGCTCTACTGAAGCAACTGCTAAAGTAAAAGCTATATTATTTGAAAGGATTATACGGTCATTTCAAATGAGACTTGCTAATATAATAGAAGATCAAATTTTTGATGTTATACTAGAAAAGAATGGATTTGATCCTGACTTAGTATCGTTGTCATTTGCAAGTGTAACTGATGAAGACGAAGCTATGAAAGCTAAATGGCTAGGGAATCTTATGAGAGGATTTACCCATACTAAATATCGTCCATTTACTATAAATGAAATAAGAAAAGTAATGAAATTCAGACCACTAGACGTACCCGAGGCAGACACAATTGACTATGGAATTGATGGAACTGACTCGGAACCTGAGGACGAAGAAGAAAAACCTGATGCAGATACGGAGGAAGAACCAACTGAAGAAGAAGAGGAAGAGGTATCTGAAGAGGAGGAAAAAGATGAAAAAGAATAATGAAGAAAAAAAATTACGCACCCATATAATTAAATTTGAATTCAACAAAAATGTAATTGGCAAGGATTCAAAAACAAAAATATATAGAGATGTTACTATTTTAAGTCCAGGCACATTTTCAGATTCTTTAACACGGTCTCCAGTAAGATATGATGAAGAAGTTTTGTATCGTACATATACTAAATGGAATTCTAATTTTTTAAACTTAGACCATTCAGATGATGTGTTAGACAGAATTGGTTTAGTTATGAATCCTCATTTTTCTGATGGAAAAGTAAAAGCAGATCTTTACATATATCCTATAACTAGAAATGCTAAGGATACAATTGCATTAATAGATAGTGGTTTAATAAATTGGTTATCTGTAGAAATAATGACAAGTGATCGATGGGATGCGAGTGATGAGCGGTATGTTGATGATATGGAATATTTAGGACTTGCAGTTGTTACTATGCCTGCATGTAAAGATGCCCTAATAGACGAAACTGGTTTAAAACCTCCGTCTTATTTGTACGAGTAATATGAAAATTAATTGTGCGTTTGGAAATAATTGCATTAATTTTGGTAAAAAATGCGATGTTTGTAGATTCAATCGATTTGCTGATTTAGAAAGTCATTTGATACTAAAGAATGGAGATAAGACTATACGTTATTTAGAGGGCTAGTATGACTGGATATCAAGTGAATGGATGTCCACTGTGTGAGATATTCACTAAAAATAAGATTGTAACAAAGGTATACTACCCTGAAGATAATGATATGTCACAAAACAATGATTTTGTGATATTAGACTGTCATACATGTAAGATACCTATGGTAGTGGTATCAGATCATGTTACTGAAATTGGTAAAGAACAATGGGGAAGAATTCTTTATCAATGTAAAAAATTATTTGGTGAAAATATGACTCTTAAAATGAAAAACCGTTTTATAAAAGATCATTTTCATTGTCATGTGAAGACTGTTAAATGTTAATAATTTGTTATAAATACAAGGAAAATTATGAACGGAGTAGATAAGCAGATAGAGGAATTAATTAAGATACACGAAGAACTCTTGAAAATAAATTTTAAAATATAAATTAGGTTATTTAATGACAACTATAAACGAACATGAGTGGAGGGGTAGTGTAATTGCTACAATAAAATCACTGAATCACAATGACAATATACTTAATGATTCTATTAAAAATATAGAAAAAGAATGTAATAAAAGATGTAATCATTTAAATAACTATCAAATGTTAATGGAAAATAGAATAACTTCAATGGAAATTAAACTTGAAACTTTAATTCATAATAATAAAAATTTAATTTCATTATTAATAGGAACAACTATTGTGTTTTTCTTATATAAAGATTATTTAGTATAATTTTAGGGTAAAAATATGCCAAAACCAAAACCAAATGAGACTAAAGATGAATTTATAAAGAGATGCATTCCTTATATAATTAAAGAAGGAACTGAACCAGATCAAGCAAGTGCTATATGTTATAGTCTATGGGACAAACATAATAAAGTAAAAAGTATGAAACAAATGATTGACGAAATTGATGCACTCTATAATAAATTAATGAAAAGTGAAGAATCTCATACTCATATGGATATATATGGTAGTATGGAAGTTATTAGTAAATCAAAAAGAAAGATAATTGCGGGTTATGCTTCATTAGCTGTAGTTGATACAGAAAATGAATTTATATCATTAGAAGCTCTTAAGATGGGGCTAGATACTCTAATGAAAGATGAGTCTTATTCTAATATAATGATTGTACACCAAAATGTACAAATAGGTAAAATACTTAAATCATATAAAGATTTAAAAACTCATGTTGATGA